GTACATCTCGACTTCTCGATCAGTAATTCGCCCACCTCTAGAAAAGTAGGGACTGCATTCTCTCCAGTTACTACTGTTCCACCAATCAATACTGCTGTAGCCGCAGCCGCAGTACCACCCGCAGAAGTATGTGCTGATGAAGGTATCGCAGACCCTGTATAAACTGTACCTACTGTCACATTCTCTATTTTAATTTCTCTTACAGGAGTGTCCGATAAGACTATTCTTAACGTATTATCTTCTTTACCTAATCCACTATTCTCTTTTCTCCACGCCATTGTTTGTTCTAATGTAGGAGAGGGATTAAGAGCGGGAGCAGCATAAATGCCTGAATCTCCATTTGAAAATGAGCGATCTGCCAAAACAGTTTCATTCACAACGACTCCAGTTCCAGCCGTACCACCAAGTGCCAGTAAGCCTATAGCCATTTGTGGACTTAGCCCCATCATTCTCAAGAAAGAATAAGGAGACATTACAATTTTAAAAGCAGTCTTCCATTTCGCTGATTCAGAATTTAGGTATTCTATCTTAACCAGCAGCCAATTTCTCCAGACAGTAATTTTTTTATACGCTTTAATTGGTGATCGTACAATAATCATTGGTGTGGCTTTAAGCGTCTTCCACCATGACTTAAAGTTCCCTACATGTAACAGTAACCCAAATACAATTAATGCTGAAGAAATTCCAATAGTTGGAATTAAATCAGCTTGTAAATACACCACTTGATTAAATAATTGATTTGCTAATCCGAGTTGAATGTACGGAGTAATTGTTGGGATTGGATTAACATAAGATAGAAATAATCCTAAACCTCCAACAGTTACTAATAAGGTAGTATTTATAGCCCCTATTACAGTTGATATCTTTTTAAATGGAATAGTTATGTTTGGCAAACTCAAATGTATTATAGGTAGTTTAATCCTCGGAATTGAACACCTCTCAAAGAATCTTTTAAACATAGAGTACCCTCAGCTAAAAATCAGTTTTTATATACATAGGAGTTTTATCCCCCATATATGCTCCACGGATATTGAATTCAAAGAACTCAATTGCATCCATATCAGTCATACCATCTCTTTCCATTAAGACTTTAATTATCTTATCTTCATCATAAACTGCTTTAGATTCGTCTACGATAACTCCTATAAAAGCTTCAGCATAATCGTTTACTTCTTCCGACTGTCCTAATAAAAGCATGGGTTCAATTTCAACATCTTCCATGTATTCAATAGCATGTTCTAACTTATTCACAGCTTTCCTTCTTTATTATACTAACTTTTACGCAATTTCACAGGCTGACCAATCACACGTTAGGCATTTATGGCAACCAGATTCATACATAATATTTGGATTATCGCAACAACTAAATTCTTCTGCCTGTTGGGTTCCTTTTACAAGTACCTCAATCTCCCTACTTCCTGCTCTATAAACAGTTATACCTTTACAACCTGATTCATATGCCTGTAGATAAGCGATTTTAACATCGTCTACTGTAGCCGTATTTGCAAAATTAATTGTTTTAGATATTCCTGAATCTACATGAGGTTGAAAAGTTGCTTGCATACTAACATGTGCTTCGGGTGAAATCTCCGGGGCAGTCTTATATATTTCCTTTGCCCAATTCGGAACCTCATCTCTGTCTTGAAGAGAACCACCCTCAGATAGATACGTCATTAATTCTTCTGAATAGAAATTCTCATCCATAGCGTTAGCTTTAAATATCTCATTAATATATGTAAGTGTTTGAGGTTGACCATTAGCTTCTTTTAAAATGTTCTGTTTCCGCCACGCTAGTGCGAAATGAGGCTCAATCCCACTAGAACAATCTGCTAACATAGAGATAGTACCTGTAGGAGCCACAGTAGTTCTACAAGCATTTCTCATCGGATAGTCGTAATCACTTCCTTCCCAAGCAGGAAATGACCCTCGCATACTAGCCAAATCTTTAGACTCATCGTCAGACCATTCTCGTATTGCTGACATAATATCAGCTCCAATCTCTCGACCTAATTCTGTATCATAACCAACCTTTAACTTCACTAACAGGTCGGCAAAGCCCATAACACCTAATCCAATCTTACGAGTGGCTTTTGTCATAAACTCTATACTTTGAGTAGCATACTCATTGGCATCAATAACATTATCTAAGAAACGTACACCAAGTCTAGTAACATACTCTAAGCGTTTCCAATCAATACGATCTTCCCAATCATCAAGTTCAACTGGTTCAACAAACTTGGATAGGTTTATTGATCCTAAATTACAAGATTCATTCCCTAATAGGGGTTGTTCCCCACAGGGATTAGTTGCACCCATTAATCCATATTGTTCAATTACTCTATTATCTGTATTTATAGCATCTCCAAAAATTAGTCCGGGTTCACCATTTTGCCACGCACCCAAAATTATTTCTTCTAATACTTCACCCGCATTTAATTGTCCAACAACTTCTTTTGTATTAGGATTAATTAAATCGTAGTCTAACGCCGATTTAGCAATTTCCATCCAGTTTGTAGAGACAAGCACAGAGATATTAAAATTGTGAATATCACCCTCAACAGACTTACATCGGATGAATTCCATGATATCAGGATGTGTAACGTCCATAACAGCCATATTAGCCCCATCTCTTTTTCCTCCTTGAGTTACCATAGACGATACACTAGATAATACTTTCAGTACCGCTACAGGGCCACATGCGATTCCATGTGTTGTTTTAATTTTGTCCCCTCGTGGACGAATTTGTGATAAGGAGAAACCAGTACCACCACCAAATTTCTGTACCATAGCTGCATCTGAAGCAGCTTTCATAATACCTTCCATACTATCTTCTAAAGGTAAGACAAAACAAGCTGACAACGTACCTTGTTCTGTGCCTGCATTCATTAATGTTGGAGAATTCGGTATGAATTCTAAATTAGTCATTATGTCCGCAAATTCCATTGAAAGTAAATCTGCTTGAATTGGTAAACCCCCATAATGTGTAACTTCTACGCTAGCAATTGCTTTTGCTACTCGTTGAAATAAAGAGTCACCATCTTCAATAATTCTACCTTTTATATCTTTTTGATAGTATCTATTCTCGGCAACAAGATTTGCATGTTGTGTTAAAGTCGTCATTTAAAATATAATATCTCCTAAAAATTTATCCTCTCATACCGCAATATAAACATAGTTTATTTTTGGGAACCCAAAATGCTTCGTTACATACGGCTTCTTTGCAATCAGGATTAGGGGCTTGCATAGACGAATTCTCTATAGAAAGGGGTTCCACTTTACCAAGTAGCTTTTCTTTAGTGTACTCTACCATACTTAATTCATCAACTGCTTTTGCCCTACTTTCAGGAGTTTCACCCGGAGATACCGCATCTAACCAATCAACGGCATTACCAATGGTGTTATATTTATACGCTGTATCATGTGCTGCTTGTAACGCCATCGAAATGGAGAAAAAAGCGTCGCCATGCCCAAGAGGGGTTTCAGGAGCCTTCAGTTCATTACTAACGGATAAAATCTGCTGTTTCTGTCTCTCGTCTTCTAATAACTTTAAATTTCCGCTATGGACAAATTGCTCAAATACTTGAGCCATTGTATTCTTACTTTTACGAGTGAATGTCATAGAATGCCATCTAGCATCTAATCCTCTATCTTCTAACTCCCCACGAGTATTATCAATGTAGCCCATAGCTAAATTATAATTATCTGCTATTTCATTTAAAAATACTATTTGATCGGAATATGACCAACCGTCTAGGAAAGATGAGTGAATTTGTTCTACTCGTTCTCCTGACTTTTTAAAGATAACTAAGTGGGATGGGTGACGTTTTTTACCTACGTCAAATCCTCCAAAAAGTAAATCTCCATATTGTGACCCTTTATACTCTTTTGCTGAAGGGTAGTTTATTAAAGAGGGGTCTTCACATTTTGTAATGTCATCCTCATCGAAATATGCCTCAGTCGAAAAATGTGGTGTTAACATAAATTCTGAGGCAAATGATTTAGGTCGTGCCTTCTGCTGTTGCAATAACCACTCCTCAGTATATAATTCTGGCATCAATACTCGTCTATCAGGAGCGGGGTCTAGTGCGGGTAACACCCTTGTTTTAAATCTCTCATCTTCTTGTAACTTATGTAACAAATCTCCCGGTAACATAGGAGTTCCTAATACAATTACAGGTACACCTTTTAACGGAATAAATAAAGATTCTGTCATGAAATGATCTTCTATCTTAGTAAGTTGAGAAATGTTCAATGGGTTTTCGGGGTCACGCATAATGTCATCTGCTATTAATGCCCCATTAACATGCATACCCCTTTTAAATGAGAAAAGTCCTCCATGTGTGATATCCATTGGCTGATTATTTCTATAGAATCTAGCCGAAAAATCTGCTTTTGGATTTCTATTCTCTAACATTCCAGCCATCATAGGATTACGACTAATTGTTTTATTAATCTCTGAAATATGATAACGTGCCATATGATCAGCATAAGATAAATATAATACCGAACAGTCTCGTGGAGCGGTTAACAATCTCCAAACACTAAAAGCGTGACCTAAAATAGTAGATTTAAAATGAAAACGAGGAAGTATAGCACAATAATTTAGTCCTAACTCCATACATTCTTCGACATCTTCGGTTATAACTGAAACATGCCATGCTTGAAAATACTCTGGGTTATCATAACCATAACACCATATGTTCTGTACAAACTCACGAAAAGACCCGACATCGTACCTTTCCTGATCTGTAAGTCCGTCAGCTATTGTTGATAGAGCATTTCTTATAGTTGTTATCTCTTCTGCCATTTAATCCTGATTCTGTATTAAAGTTTTTAATTTGACTGCAATGCGATTTAATGCATCCTTATCATGAATTTCTTCAACAAGAACACCTAAAATATCTTGTACGAACTGAAGGTTTATCATTCCTTCCATCACATCCCGCTGACCCCGAATACCTGTATCTATTGCTCGTACTGCTGCAAGGGCATTATCAAATGTTAAACCCCTTAATTCTCTGTGAGCCTTGGCTGAAATATCCTCATACGTATCTAACTGTTCTTTTTGTAATCTCGCAAACCGCTGACTTTCATTTTCAGCAACTGCTTGAATACCTCGTGTTCTAGCTAAGGCTCTTTGCTCCATCCAATTATTTTGGCGTGTCCAAGCATAAATAGTTGGAACTTTAACTTCTACATCAAATTCATCTTTTAAAAGTTTAACTATTTCGGGAACAGTCTTCTCATCTTTTAAATAGATTTCAAAAGCCCGTTCCTTAATTTCGGCAGGAATTACTCGTGGCATATATACCTCTATCTATCATACATAGAGTTGCTATCCAAAGCCCCATATCCAGATATATCTGGAGCCTGAGAATCCATACTCCCACCGAATGGAGTACCATCGGCTTGTAGTGTATTCATAAAATCTATATGCCCTGTTTTTCGTGCTGCTGTTGTAAAACAGGAAGGCACATTTTGTGCGGTACTAGTTTTGTTACTCACTATCTTTGTAAATTTAATAGCTATCTCTCCCCGAACACATAAACGAGGCCAGATATGTTCTTGTTCACTAATAGGATTATATGTACGATTTCGTAATATAGTTCCAGTAGTTCTTTGAAGACCTTCTTCTTCTACACTTTTATTGTATAGACAGTCTTTAAAGTCGCACCAAACAACCGTTCCATACTTTTCTTTAATCGCCTCTATATCAGGCATCTCTTCTGTATATTTATCTTCATAATCTCTATGAGGCTCTTCAGCTTTCTCATTAAACATTACTTGAATTTCAGGTCTAAGTCTCTGCATCTATACTTCTCCTTTTACCCCATAGGGCAATACAAGCTGCGTCAGCGAAGTCCTGTTCCTTAAAAACATCACCCCACTTAGCACTTGCAAATTCTTTAATCTCAGGTTTTTTAGCATTCCCTTTATTTAAAATATCCTTCTTCCATCGGCGATTATCTACCAATTCACTACAAATATTAGCTAAAGAAAGAGAACTCCAAACAGCACCTACTACATAGGCAATGGATAAAGTGGTACGGGGATTTTGAATATAAATCGCTGCTTCCACAGTTGCTAAATCCGTTATATCTATTGTACTCAAATCTGCTTGAAATTTCTCAAGAATTTGGGGGAATCTATCTACGAATTCTTTTTCTGTGCTGCCCCATTTATACTGTGTGATAATCTCTTCATTCTCATTTACAAGTATCCCATGTACAGCTTTTGTAGAACAGTCTAATCCTAGGTAATTAGGCAAATTGTCTTTTCCATCGCTTCTCCGCTACAGGATGGACAGGAGGGTGGGGAAGAGGTTCCGCACTTTGAAAAGGAATATATTCGGAGAAATATTTCCTCATAATCCATGTACCTGCGGCTACACTAAGTGCTGTAAGTCCGACTGCCGTACCAACTATTATCCTTTTATTATTCGTCATGTTATCTGTCCTCCATATGTTCTTAGAGCAACTACCCTACTTACTGTATTATACGCTGTGGTATATGTATTTAACAATCCAGAGGTTTTACGTTTTAGTGTATCTAAATCAATAACATCCCGCCTTAGTTCTTGCAATGCCGGGTATCGTGTAAATATAGCTCCCCTAAGTTCATCTTTAGTCGGTTTTCTAGCCCCGGAATCCTGATATTCTGAAGCTAAGTTCCATAATGCTTTAGAGAAACTTTCATTAAAGGCAGCTTCATGAGCCGCTAATTGAGCATCTATATCAGCAACTTTTGTTTCTAGATACGCTTTATAGCCTCCAAACATAGTAAGGAATTCTTCTAATTGTCTATTATCATAATTCATTAAATTAGAAAATTCTAGGTCAGTTTTTTCTGATAGGTCTGGTACAAAGTCAGGTACTCCCCAATCAGAAACTTCTTTTTGAGCTTTCCCTAGTGCTTTAATAGGAGTCCATTTAGTATCTCGTTCTTGCATAATATTAATCTATAAACGGCTCAGTATAATCTAAAATTGCTTGGGCTTTGGAAGAATCGAATAACCCATCTTGACGAACTCCAGTTTCTAAATCAATCCAAAATAATTTAGAATCATCTTGTTTAAACCATTCGACAATGGCTATAGGAAGTGTTTCTATATTTAATCCTCCCGCATATCCAAAAGGTTTCTCAAGTTGCGAATGATTAGCCCATTCATTAGAGAATTCCCCTGCTCCACTAGATGTGTCATATAAAACTGATACATTTGGAACACCTTTTGTAATCCAATCATTAACACCATCAGCTTGCAAAATAACTTCTTGCGGGGCAGTTTTACACCAATCTATAAAAGCTGAACAATATGATGATACAGGTATGCTATGCACATTTAATTGGATTCGTCCAAAGTAAGATATGACTATATCTAACTCCTCAAAGGTTTTTTCTATATTACCATATTGGATTATATTCGTAGAGTAGGGTGGGCATATGTGAGCAGATAGTCTAATATTTTCTGGGTTATCATATTCTTGACGTAATCGAATAAAATCCATAAACCATTGCTTATTTGGAAATCTTCGTGTTCCATCATATGAGGAGAAAGGTAATAAAATTCCCCACTCAACAAACGGATATAATAAACTTAATCCTAAAATTTCTTTTGGGTTAACTGAATTATCTGCCCCTGTTATAGTTACTCTTTCGATCATTATACTAAACCTAACTTCTTACATCCACACCATTTATTTCCAGTACATTTTTCTGGAGGTGTCACCATTTTCATTATAGCTAAACATCTAGTCAGTATTTTATCCCACGCTTCATCACTTTGCTCTACTAAATAAGTTCGTATTTTTTGATCATTCTTGTTCTCATAAAGAACAGTACCCATTGCGTATCCACCCATATTTAAATAGATTTGTAGTTGCAATTCATGATCTTCTTTAGGTTTACGTAATTTTGCATACCCTGCCGTATTTATCGTCTTACTTTCAATAGGCAGTACACCATAAAATTCGTGTTGGATCAAGAAGTCAATACGCCCTGAGATTGGGGGATAGTCCTGTTTTACAGAAATTTCTCGATCTATATAAACTCCCATTTTTGTAAAGTACTTTTCTAATCGTTCTTCTAAAGCATTACCTGTATCAAAAATTCGTTTTAAGTTAGAGTTTAAAGGTTGTCCTCGTAATAATCCATTATATGCTAAATATAAATATCTATCACATGTGTTACCTAATGCTGATGGATAAAAAACTCCTGTTCTCTGTGGAGCCATATACCCTCGTAAAGTTTCATCTAAAGTGTCCTCTAACCATAAATCCTTTGCCCATGCTTTATGTGTAACAGAACGTTTTTTGACGGGTGTTTTTACCCCAATTTGCTTAATGCCCGCCATAATGTCTCCTTTATTTCAGGATAAGTTGTATCCTCGATATGTAGTATATGTTCTATATTAGGTGTATGAAGTAAATCCATGTCTCGTTTAGCATCACGTTTTCTAAAATGTCCGTAAATCCCATCTGCCTCTATAACCATTCTTATTTCTTGTATATAAAAGTCTAATGAATAAGTACCACTTGGATATTGTTGCTCATAACGTAATCCAAATTCATCTAAGACTCGTGCAATTATTTGTTCTTGTTGCGTAAAATCTTTAGGAGGTAAGTTCATCTTTTAATTTATCAAACAAATCAGGCTTCTCTTTAAAGAAAGCTTTCACCCCATTCATCCCCATTACTTTATCTTCCCCATAAGCATACCACGGCCCAGATTGTATGATTAATTTTCGTTCAATACCTTCCCTAATAAAACTCTCCACCACATCTATACCCCCATCAACTCTAAATGGTACAGTTGCAGACTTCCAATTCTCTCCACCCACTTTACTTTTTCGTAAACGAATTTCCATATCGAACCCTACATTATCAGTACCCTCTTTAATCCAACCACTTCGTCTTACCTGTAGCAAGAAATGGGCAAAAAATGATTGGGCTAAACCACCGGGCATGTTATCTAAAGCTACTGGCCCCATACTAGATCGTACTTGGTTAATAGCTATAAAAGCTGATCCTTCTTTTAAATTAGGTAATATACGAGGTAAAGACGTATTCACAAATCGAGCTTGCCATGCCATCGGATTATATGAAAAGTCTTCTTCATGTATTACGGAAGGAACAAGTCCTGCTATACTATCTAATACTATTAAATCCACTCCTGCCCGCATTAATTCTCTAGCAGTATTCATCGCATCCTCACCATTAGTAGGCTGGGATACTAACATTTTAGATGTATCGACACCACATTTATCATTCCACTCAGAATCCCATGATAACTCTGTGTCTATCCATGCGGCTAAACCACCATCTCGTTGTGTATTAACAACTGCTTGAGATGCTAAATAAGACTTACCTACATTAGTAGCCCCGTAAATAAGGGTCATTCTTTTTTTAGGTATACCACCACCAGTAAGAGTATCAAGAGCAGGGATACCGAAAGCAATTCTTCCATAAGAAAATTCATCACTATCTCCCCGAATTAAATTTAAATTTTTATTCTTTAGTAGTGAATTAATTGCATCTTCAGGAGTATTCTTCACTTCTCTCTCCTTGCTAATATTGCTTCAGCCCATGCAAAATATACCGCACAAGCTTGAATAATTTCAATATACATGTGTTCAGAATCTCGTTCCCAGATAGCACGGGCTACTTCACCATTCTCTTCTGTAGCGATAACATTCCAAAACGCATCTGAATGATGGAGTTGTTCTCCATACATGGAATATTGACGTTCTCGTTCTGCTAATACATTTTCTAAAACTTTGGCTCTATTTATCTCATCCATTAGAATCTAGAACCTCGTCTAGTTGTGAATCAACGGTACTCTTCACATATGTCCATACACTATCTGTTGTATCATGTACGGCATCTAACTGTTCTTTTGTGTCTAATTCTGTATCAATATCAGCAACGTGTAAATCTACTCGCCCATACTGATTTGTGTCAAGCGGGCCAACTCTAAAAGTGAACCCTAAATGTAAACTGACTTTAGCCATCTAATTCATCCTCCATTGGATTTGTAAAACATTCTCTCATAACCATCAACGCTATTATAGCATATCCAGCAGTATCTTTAAAGCTGTCCTCAACTGTTTCGTACTTGGGTTCTCGTTCTCCCCAAACTAAAGTTTTTAAACGACTCATTTTATCCCATAGTCGAACAACTATCCCCTTTTCTTTGAACATCATCACATTATCGGGGCCATAATCTTTCTGTTTCTCTATCACAAGGGAAGCGATTTCTAACGCAATATTGCGACATGCTTGTTCAAATGTTCCGTTGACATGTTTACTCATATTAATTAATCCCAATCTATATAATCTTCGGCTTTATCTGTAGGTAAGATAAAATCTTTTTTTGTAGCCCATGATGGAGAACAAATCTCCATATCAACCTGTAAGGGAATATCTAAAGAATTAGTCTCTAGTAATGCCTTAATTTCAAATGGAACGGTAGCTAATTCATTATTACTAATTTCACAAATAATTTCATCATGTACTTGTAATAATATATTACTTTCGGTGGTATCTAGATATTTATCCACAGCTATCATTCTTTCACTCATAATATCCGCACTAGTACCTTGAACTAAATAATTTACTCCTTTATAAGCGAAATCCTTATTCAGTTTATATACTCGTC